TGAAGGCCTATGAATTTGACAAAGACGCGGGTCGTCCCAAGAAGAAAGTTGATCCAGTCGAAGTGGGTTCCTTGGACCAACTCACACAAGATCTACAGTCGGACAAGCCCAAGCGGACCACTTTCGCCGAAGGGGAGGAGGAGGAGCTGGGCCGCGAGCTATTTGATCGCGGCAAGTTAGCGGAGGTGGAGATTTGCCTATCGTCTGTCCTCGATGAGAAGACCTGGTGGTCTATACCAAGGAAAGGCAAGCCTGCGTGGATCTTACCGCGTGCGGCGTGGGACCGTATGCAGCAGTCGCTCATTGATAGGTTGAACCCCGATCACGATGGGCCGCTTAACAAAGATCTCTTTAATGAGCCCAGTATTGCATCACTATTCCCCTCCACGGAAGAGATGCCCCTCACGTTAGCCGACTGACAATTGCCTTGACAAGTGATTGTGTTATAAGGAGATTAACCTTATATGGCAGACTATGATACCGCCTCCTCGCCCATAAGTGAGCTTTTACACGCTCCACGCAACAAGGAAGAGAAGCTACAACTAGTCTCTAATGTGTGGGACTATGTGTCTAAGTCGCGCTATGGGTTGCACTATGTGATTAAAGAATCCATGCACATGGTGGCCGGCCAGCAATGGATACGCTACAACCAGGGACAGGGTAGCTTTGACCGGCACAGCCTCGAAGATTGGGTGCCTACCCCCACGACGAACTACCTCGTAGAGACCTTCGATTACATAAAGGACTTATTCACTTCCGGTGACATTGGCCCTACGGTCGATCCCTCCACTCGGAACCAGGATGACATTGACCGCGCGAAGGCGGGTCAGCGTATACTGCGTTCGGAGTTTGAACGTCTTAACTCAGAGACGGAGCTACTGGGCAACGCCGCCAGTTGGTTGGCTTTAGCGGGTAACGCCGTCCTCTTCTCTACTTGGAACGGACTGCACGGTGACCTGGTTAAGATCCCCCGCATGAAGATGCGTAAGGATGCGGTCACCTATGACATTATGCGCTGCCCGAGCTGCGGCTGGTCCGAGCGGGCCGAGGTGGCCCCCGAGCGCTGCGCCTCCTGTTCTGATTTTATGGTGGGGGATACCGCCGTGGAGCGGGATCTGATCACCGACAAACCGGTGTACGAGTCCCGTGAAGAGCAAGACACCGACAAAGAAGGTAAGCCGGTCTTCGATGAGGTGCGGCTGGGTAACCTTGAAGAGCATGTAGTGAACCTGCTCAACTTCTACCCGCAGCCTACGCGTGAGTGGAAAGACATACGCTATGCCATTGAGACCGATGTCATGGACATCGACCGCGTTAAAGATCTATTTGGAGCCAAGGCGAAGAATGTCACGGCAGAGAATATCCATGTAGACGACTGGGCGGGGGCTTTCTCGTTGAATATGGGATCGGACCCTGAGGACTCAGAGATCAGTGAGTCCGACAAGTGTATCGTTAAGATCTTTCGCCACGTGCCGGATCGTCGCTTTAAGAAGGGTAAGCTGATCATATGTACGAGCGATACGATCCTCTTCGATGGCGATCTGGACTCCTGCGATGGCAAACTACCCTATACTTTGATCAAATACCGGGATGTTCCGGGTTCCTTCTGGGGTCAGGGTCCTATTCCCGACCAGCTGCCGAGTCAGAAGCGCATCAATGCGATCGACTCGAACATCGTCCAGAACCGCAAGCAGATGGTGAATCCTCAGTGGCTGATCCCCGAGGGCGCAGGTATATCGAGGGTGTCGGGTCGAGCCGGTCTCGTATTACGGTGGTCACCACACTCCACCGGGGGCTATAAACCCGAGAAGGTGCCGGGCGTCCCGCTGCCGCAGCAAGTATTGGGCGAGCGGGAGCAGACACGACAGGACATGCGCTCTATATCGGGTATTCACGAGATCATGCAGGGTCAACTACCCAGCGGCTCCTCTGGATTAGAGACCGGTGCTGCGGTAGAGTTCATCTTTGAACGGGCCTATAAGCGTTTTGGCGTCGCTATACGGCAATGGCGCGGTGGCTTGGCCGAGCATTTCCATCGCAACCTTAAGATATTAGAGAAATACTGGGAAGAGGATCGTATCGTCCGTGTGCTGGGTGAGAACTCAGAGCTGGAGTCCTATTACTATAGTAACAGCGACTTCTTCAATACCGAGGATATGGTCGTGCGCACCGGTGTAGGACTGCAAGGATCGGATGTAGCGTATCAGCAGCGCATCATGCAGGCCGCCCAACAGGGTTTACTGGGTAATATCCAAGCCCCTGAGATACGTGGTAAGATCCTCGAGAAGCTGGACATCGAAGGCTTTGACTCGGAGTATGTCCTCGATGCGAAGAAAGCACGCCGCGTCTTGATGGCGCTCCGCGATCAGAAAGATCCCGATCCCATCTTGCCAGCGGTGGACAATCATGCTATCCAGTTCTCTATCCTCCGCGACTTTATGCTCTCGTCTGACTTCTACAAGTTGAACGAAGAGATTCAAGCGTCTATACAACAGCGTGCCCAAGAACACCAACAGATTATGCAACAGCAGCAACAGCAGGTGATGCAAGCCGCCCAAGCAACTAAGGGTGCCGGTGACCAGGCCGCTCAAGCGGTACAGGACTCCGGTGCTATGGGTCAACAAGGCGTACCCACGCAAGGAGTTCAATAATGTCCATTAAGAAAGATAGTCACAGCTACAAACATTCTGGCAAAACCGGTGGCAAGGGATCGCGCACGCCCAATGGTACCAGCAACACCTCTACCCCTTCGCGTTCACTCGCAGGTGGTGAGGGACCGGCTATGTCTTCTTATAATCACAAGACCCTTGGACAGACTGGCAAGTCCAAACCGGGTCGGATGTAATACACATGTAAGTGTATTTACCAGGAGAGCTTAAATGAATGACGCAAGTGGGCTCAATGCGGGGGCAGACGCAGCGCTGCCAACCGAGAGTGAGCCATTTGAAGTACCTGAGCAGATCGACGACTCAACCTTCGAAGATCTATTTGGGGACGACCAGCCTACTGAAGCAACGTCGCAAGGAGAGGAACCGACGCAATCGGCACCCCAGCCTGCGCCCGAACCTGATTTAGGACCGGTGGACCATCCACCCCAGCAGCCGATGCAGAATCCTCAAGCGATGATTCAGCAGACGGTGGCAGCCACCGTGCAGGGGTTACAGCAAGGTCAAAACCAGCAGCAGGCCGTAAAGACCGGATTGGATCGACTGAAGCAAGCTAATCCTAATATGAGCGATGATGAGCTCAAGTGGATGGCGGGTGCCGTCGATACCGTGGTCAGCTCCTCGCCGCTGGCGGCGCAGATGCACCAGTTGCAATCGCGCCTTAATCAAGTGGAACAGACGAACCACCGCGGCGCGCAGGAAAAAGTAGCCGGTAACTACGACCATCACCTGGACGCCTTGCTCGATAAGGCGCAGGTAACTGATCCTTTCGAGCGTAAGGCGATGAAAGCGGTCGTTACACAGGATGGTCTACAGGAATACGGTCAACAGTTTTCTCACGAAGCGGCGACCCGTGTGTTTCGCAATGTCAATAATACGCGCCGACAAGAGGCGCATACTCAGCGTCAACAGTATGTGAGTAACAAGACGGCACAGCAGGACAACTCGCCGCCGGTTACCCACAGCAATTCTACCTCTTCAGCTAGTGAGAACATTATGGCTGGCCTGAAGGACCCCAAGAACAAGAGTTGGGGCTTTAGGGGTCAGGATTTCCAGAAAGCGGTTCGCTGGCTGGAGCAGAAGAGTAACGATACGCTGGGTTGAATCTATGTGAGAATTTATCATGGCAGGTGCAACTCTAACTACGATGAATGCGGCATTGAAGAAGCTCTACTTGCCGCGTCTTCAATCAACGGTCAACACCTCGACCGTCCTCCTCAGTAGGCTCGAAAGGGTTCTCAAGGAGAAAAGCGTTTCAGGGCATTCGGCGATAGTGCCGGTTAACCTTCGTCCCTCGGAGGCTATTGCTTCTATTGGCGATGGGGAAGCCCTTCCGACGCCACAGAATCAGACGTTGGTCGAATCGTCTATAGGGTATAACTACCTTTACGGCACGATCCGCATCACGCATCCCACCATTGCCGCTTCGCGCAACGAAGCTGGTGCTTGGACTAAGGTCATCTCTGCTGAGATGGAAGGCCTCGAGCGCGACCTGCGCAACGATGTCAACCGTCAGTTGTTTGGTTATGGCACTGGTTCATTGGGCACGATGGCTACCGCTTCTGGTAGTAGCGCATCTATTACTATGAACTCCGGTCATCA